CTTAGACTTGATCCCATACACAAAGTGGCTGAGTAAAGAACGGATTGTGTGGTTTCCTGAAGAGACTGTAGAATATTATACTTGTGGATGTGAAGAAGAGTAAGGATAGAATGTAATGAAAATAACAGTTGCAGGATACGGATTTGTAGGTAAGTCCGTAGTCGCCGCCTTTGAGGATGAACATCAGATTGAGATTGTAGATCCTCAGTATGAAGAATGGAACCAACCAATAAGTCAAGATACCGATGCAGTTATTGTTTGTGTATCAACGCCAGGCGACGATGATGGTTCTTGTTACGTGGGTAACATCATAGATGTCATTGGTAGTTCCCCAGACGTTCCTATCCTAATTAAATCGACTTTCAGTCTGGAAGGATACGAACAAATGAAACTTTTGTATCCTGAGAAACAGATATCGTTCAGTCCAGAATTTCTACGTGCAGCTACTGCAGAGGAAGACTTCTTAAAACAAAAGTACATGATCCTTGGCAATGACACCGAAGAAAGTTTCTGGTCAACACTATTTGTACAACGATTTCCAAAGATTAGTATTCATCATTGTACTAATGAAGATGCAATTGTTGTGAAGTATATGGAAAATAGTTTTCTTGCAATGAAAGTTACTTTCTTTAATGAGTTATATGACTTCTGTAAAAAGACTGGTACTGACTTCCACGAAGTCCGTCAACTAGTGACATTAGATGAACGCATCGGCGAAGATCACAGTTTTGTCATGCCTGAACGTGGATGGGGTGGTCACTGTTTCCCTAAAGATACAAGTGCAATCCTACACACTGCATCACAGTATGATGCAGAACTAAGTTTGATTCGTGCAACTGTCGAGTCTAACAAAAAAGTCAAGTTAAAACAAATTCAAAATAATCTCTTGACAACTGAGTGAATATGGTGTATAGTACACACCAGATTGATCCAAAAGGAGAACTTATATAATGAAATTCACTGAACGGACTCTTACAATTCTGAAGAGTTTTGCTACAATCAACAAATCTATCCAGATGAAAGAAGGTAATGTTCTGAAGACAATCACACCAGAACGTACCCTGATTGCATCTGCAACAATCCCAGATGAGATCCCTTCTGAAGCATGTATTTACGATATGTCACGTTTTTTGTCGATTTTATCGCTTTATACCGAACCCGATGTGGAATTTCATGATAAATACTTTATTATTTCTGAGGGCAAGCGTCGAACTAAATACTTGTTCGCAGATGTCTCCATGATTCACGCAGCGCCTGAAAAGGATGTCAAAATCCCTTCAGAGGATGTTGTTGTGGATGTTGCATGGGACGATCTACAATCTGTAATGAAGGCCGCAGGCGTTCTACAGTTTTCTGAGGTTGCATTTGTCGGAGAAAACGGCACATGTTATCTCAAAGCAATCGACAGTGCTAATGAAGGAACCGATGACTACGGTGTCGAAATTGGTGAAACTGACGATACGTTTAAGATTATTATCAAAACGGATAATCTTAAACTACTACCACAGGACTACAGAGTTACGCTTTGTTCGAAAGGTATCTCTGAGTTCAAAGGTGAAGATGTCACGTATTTCGTGGCGATTGATTCTAAGTCGACTTATAACAAGGGGTAATACCAAATGTATGATCAACAACAACAGCAGCAAGCAACAGTGACACTTGCAGACATTTCAACCATGGTTCAAGTAATCGATGCGGTATCTCGCCGTGGCGGTTTCGAGGGTCAAGAACTCGCAGGTGTGGGTATGCTACGTAACAAACTAGTTGCGTATGTAAACCAGAACGCACCACAACAACCAGAAGGTGTCGGTGACGCAGAAGTTCCTGTCGAAATGCCTATGGAAGGCGAACTCGCAGATAAAGTACAGTAAATGTATCTTATGATACACTAAGTGTATTTTACAAGACGGGCAGTACCACTCAACGATGTTTCACATGCCCAGAGGGGCGGGTTAGACCGCCCCTCAGACTCTTTTCTTTTATATTATGATTGTGGTGAACTATGACTATTGATGCAAAATCAAACGAAGTACTCTGGGTGGAAAAATATCGCCCAAACAAAATCTCTGACACGATCCTACCTGAGTCTACACGAACAATGTTCAAGAAATTCGTGGAAGACGATAACGTTCCCAACCTTCTACTGTCTGGTGGTCCAGGCGTTGGTAAGACAACAATCGCAAAAGCGATGTTGGAAGAAATGGGATGTGATTACATCGTTAAGAACGGATCTCTTAACGTAAACATTGACTCCATCCGTTACGATATCTCTACATTCGCATCTGCAGTATCATTGACAGGTGGACGTAAGTATGTTATATTTGACGAAGCAGACTATCTGAATGCAGCGACAGTACAACCTGCGTTGCGTAACTTCATTGAAGAGTATTCATCTAATTGCGGATTCATCTTCACCTGTAATTTCAAGAACCGTATCATCTCACCTCTGCGTTCACGTCTATCTGAGATTGACTTCTCTATCGACAACGAAGAGAAACCTGCTATGGCGGGTGCGTTCTACAAACGTGTTCTGCAGATCCTTGAGAACGAAAACGTCTCATACGACAAGGCCGTGGTCGCCAAGGTGGTACAGAAATACTTCCCAGACTTCCGTCGAGTATTGACAGAACTGCAGTCCTATGCAGCGTCTGGTTCGATTGATGAGGGTATCTTTGTCGATCTGAAACAGGAGTCTATTGATGAAGCGTTTCATCTTCTGAAGACAAAGAACTTCACTGAGATGCGCAAGTGGGTTGCAAAGAACTCTGACCAAGACATGAACGAGATGTTCCGTCGAATTTATGATGCAGCGGAGAACTTCGTAGAGTTCCGTAGTCTGCCTGGATTCTGTGTGACAACTGCAGACTACATGTACAAGTCTGCGTTCGTTGCAGATCAGGAGATCAACCTTGTTGCATTCTTGACTGAAGTGATGATCGAAAGCGAATACAAGTAATGCAGGGAAATCGCAAACCTTTTGACCCCGCATTACACGCACGAACAGACACGCCAGGCAAAGACGCAACACTCAAATTGGTGGACCGCCTCCTTTCCCATAAAAGTAATCTTCGAACAATAGAGAACCCCGATAAACACGGTATAGATCTATTGACCTTGAACGAAAAGGATGAAGTAGTCGCATGTTGGGAAGTAGAAGTGCGGTTAGAAAGCTGGGAAGGGGATCGATCATTTCCTTTTGATTCTATGAACTGTCTCGAAAGGAAAGATCACATGTGGATGAAGAAGAATACATTCACATCAAATATCCCCTTCCCTGTAACCAGTAATTGTGAAGTCTTTTATGTTCAACTCAATAATCTTCATAACAGGTTTGCGATAGTTGAAGGAGAACAAGTTTTGAAGTGTCGTCTAAGACCTCAACCTAACAAACGACAACATGGCGAATACGTTCGACAAGTTCCCACAGAATGGTTAGTACAAAAGAGGTTGTAATGAGTGAATGGATGAAACGACTCATCAAGAAACACACATGTTTCTATTGTGGCGAGAAAGTTGACAAAGCAAACCTCTTCACAGTTAAGTTGGACACTGCAGAGGGTCCACATGAAGTTACTGCATGTAAGCAATGTGGTAAAGATCTGAATGAAGTATTGATAGAAATAGAGAAGGTAAAAAACAATGAAGTTTAGCCACACACATGAAACTGGTGAAACGGTTGAATATACAATCCCTGCAGGTGCAACCATCGGCGATGTGTTAGATTCTTTTGTTGACTTTTTGCGTGGATGCAGTTATACTATTCCATATGATCAATATCTATGTCTTGTATCAGATGATGTAGAGACGATCACAGATAATGATTATGAAACAGAATTGTTTGCAAACGTTCAAGAGGATATGCACGATGAGTAAAGAGTTTACACCGTTTGATTTCATGAATGCAGTATCCGAATTCAAGAAGGACATCATTCGTGGTGCAGACGTACCAGAGATGGCTGAGAAGGAATATGATTCCTATGCGTTCGTAATCAATCGTGGATTCTCTTACTTCGAAGATACCATTCTTCATGCAAACGAGATGAATCAACGTCCAGAGATGTTTGGTCTAGGACAGTTCGATTACTACAATGGAATGTTGCGTAAACGTAAACGGTTCTCTAAATGGCACAAAGCAGAACAGAACGATGACTTGGATGCAATCCAAGAAGTCTATCAATGCAACCGTACCGTTGCAAAACAGTATTTGAAAGTCTTGACAAAAGATCAACTAGAAGAAGTTCACCAGAAACTATTTGTTGGTGGTTGAATTATTTAAAATCATAAATAATTTTTGTTGATAATGATCAACACCACCCATAACAAATAAATTATAAAAAAGGTGAACATGTATTATGAACGAAGATATTTTTAAGGGCGTTGGTGTAGAGATTGAACTACCTTCCGATGATAGTTTTCTAAAAGTTAAAGAGACTCTAACTCGTATCGGTATTTCTTCACGCAAAGAAAAAAGACTATACCAATCTTGTCACATTCTGCACAAGAAGGGCAGGTACGCCATCTTACACTTCAAAGAGTTGTTCATTCTAGACGGTAAAACAAATACCTTTACGGATGAAGACTTGTCGAGAAGAAACACAATTGTTAATCTTTTGGAGGAATGGGATCTTATTAAGATCGTCGACAAGGAAAAGACTAAAGACCCTGTCGCTCCTCTAAATCATATTAAAATTATTTCTTATAAAGAGAAAAACGACTGGGATTTGACAGTCAAATATAACATTGGAAGGAAATAAGTGTTATAAATAAACGTGGACGCCGAAAGGGTCCACACAACTTTAATCTTGCTTTAAAAAGGAGATATGCTATGAATAGAGCACATTTTAACACACTATCACCCTATGCAGTTGGTTTTGATCGTATGCTAGATCGAATTCTAGATCACGAGAACAATCAAGCAACAGGTTTCCCACCATTTAATATCGTTAAGAAGTCGGATACCAATTTCCGAATTGAACTTGCGCTTGCAGGTTACAAGGAAGAAGACTTGGATATTCAATACCAAGAAGGTGTTCTGACTGTTACTGGTGATAAGGACAACTCAGAATCAGATGGTTATATCCATCGTGGTATCTCAGGACGTAAGTTCACACGTAAGTTTACTCTTGCAGATGATATCATTGTTCAAGAAGCTGAGTTGGAAGATGGTATGTTGACTATTCGAATGGAACGAATTATTCCAGAAGAGAAACGTCCACGCACTATCAATATCAACAGGAATATTCAAAAGTCTTTCCTTACGGAAGACTAATACTCAGAGGGTTCTTCGGAACCCTCTTTTTTTACACAGGAGTTTTTATTTGCATTACAAAAGTATTTTTATAAGTGATGTCCATTTAGGAACAAGAGGATGTCAAGCAGATGCTCTCTGTCATTTTTTAAAAGAAAACACTTGTGATAATCTATTTCTTGTGGGAGACATCTTAGATGGTTGGCGTCTTAGAAAGAAATGGTACTTTCCACAAAGTCATGCGAACGTAATAAGACGAATACTTACCGCTGCGAAACGTGGCACTAAGGTTTATTATATCTTAGGTAATCACGATGAAGCACTACGTGGTTTCCTGAAATATGAAATAACATTTGGACGGATCAAAGTGTTAAATCACTATGACTATGTTGGCGTAGATGGTAAGAAGTATTTGATAACTCACGGCGATATGTTTGACACACTGATGGCAAGCAATCGCAAATGGATCATGCACATAGGTGACAATCTATATGATTTCTTCATATGGTTCAATCGACACTTCAATACTGTACGTGGTATATTAGGATTAAAATATTGGAGTCTTAGTAAGTGGCTCAAAGATAATGCTAAACATGCAGTCAAATTCATAAATCGTTTCGAAGAATACGTTGCACAGTACTGTGAGAACAAGGGATATGACGGTGTAGTATGTGGTCATATTCATAAAGCAGAAATAAAACAAATAGGAAATATAGTCTACATGAATGATGGAGACTGGGTAGAAAGTGGAACAGCACTTTTAGAACACACGGATGGAAAATGGGAGATATACTATCATGCCGAAAATATTGATAATAACCGACAATCTTCCAGACCAGATTAACGGAGTTGTTACCACTTACAAAAATATTGAACCGTTTGCGGTTAGGGATGGTTATACTATTGATTATATTAACCCCGGCAGGTACAGCTATATTGATTGCCCTAAGTATAACGAAGTCAAACTTGCCTTTCCCAAAGGTTTGGGGAAAGAGATCGAGGCGGTACGTGCAGATCATATCCACATCGCCACGGAGGGTTTTATGGGTTTGTTTGCTAGAAGGTATCTTACAGTACACGGGCTTAATTACAATACTGCTTACCACACTAAATTTCCTGAAGGGATAAAAAAGATATTTGGTATACCTGAGTTTGTGACTTGGCCTATAATACGTTGGTTCCATTCAAACTCAAACTGTGTATTGACAACTACACCCAGTATGGTAGAACAACTTCACTCAAAAAGATTTGTACATAACATCAAACCGTGGACACGTGGTATTGATAGAGATGTATTCAAACCTGCTTCCAGAGATCCGTTCCAAGAAACTGTATTACTTAATGTTGGCAGAGTAAGTGCCGAAAAGAATCTCGAAGCGTTCTATGAACTAGATGTAAAAGGAACCAAGATACAAGTAGGTGACGGACCTAAACTAGAATACTACAAACGCAAATATCCAGACGTACATTTTGTTGGAGCCAAGCGAGGCAAAGCTCTTGCTGAATACTATCAACGGGCAGATGTGTTTGTGTTTCCCAGTCGTTGGGATACGTTTGGTTTGGTACAGATAGAAGCAATGGCCTGTGGTACACCTGTTGCAGCGTATCCTGTTCAGGGTCCACTTGATGTTATTGATGATGGTATCACTGGTGTCATGGATAATGATTTGACAACAGCAGTCAACAAGGCACTTGACTTAGACAGAGAACAAGTCTATACTAAGAGTTTAAAGTGGTCATGGGAACACGCATGGGAGATATTCAGAGATAATTTAGTGTTGGTAAAATAAATAAAACTTTTTTGTAAACTTCATAATTCTGTTACAAAAATGTGGTATTATTCTGATACATAAAAGTGTATGGGTCGGAGTGGTCCATATTTGCACTTTTAGTTGAAACACTAAAATCGAAAAGGATTTCCATGAAAAAAGCACTATTATCGACTACCGCTATTGTTATTTTAGCGGCATCTTCAGCTATGTCTGCACCAACGATTGGTGAAACGACAGCGCTGATTGCAGAAGCTGGTCTACCAAAGGCTGGTGAAGTATCAAACATAAACTTTCCTCACGGAGATTTTAAAGCACTAGCAACTGTTGGTGAAGTTGATGCAGAAACAGGTATGGCCTTAACAGGTTATCCAGATGGTCAAGCTGCTTGGCTTGCAGACGAAGACACAGTACGTGTCGTATATCAATCAGAATCATATGCAACAATGGGTCGTGCCCCAAACCCAGAGACTTATCCTTGGGTGATGGCAAACGGTACATCGTTTACAGGTTCACACATCCACACTATTGATTATGATCGTTCTGCATTT